ATCTAACGCAACTCCCTTTTGTTCAGCAATCATTAAATTAAGATCATCTAATGATACTTGATCTCCGGGTGTTGGTGTCATCCAAACTTTGTCAGTAGCAACTTTGACAAATTTACCAGTCATATGCAACTGTTCTAACATATTTGTTCCGTCGGGAAAAAATCTTGTACTAAGTGCATCCCCGAGTTCATTTGCTTGTTGTCCGTCTTGACTTTCTACTACTTGCATAAGAGCATTATGATATTGATCATTTAGACTAGATGTACCTACAACTAATGCACTATGGGCATCTCCCGGTAATGTTCTATAAACAATACAGACCTTTGCATCGTTGTGTTTCATTTTTCCTATATGTTTAAGCATTTGTATTTGCCTGATTTTGAGATGCTTGACTTTGCTTTGCTGCTAAATCTAAAAACTTTTCGAGTTTTGCATAAACAGATCCAACAGCAACCATTTCGTTTGGTTTAAATGCTCCACGACTGCTCGCAACATCAACAATAGATTTAAGAGCAGCAAGATCATTTAATGACAAGTCAACAACATCTTCTTGATTGGTTGCAGACTGTGGAGAAGTAGCCTGTGGGGCTGTATTTGGTGTAGGGTTATTTTTATTTTCTTCGGACATAGTTGACTCCTATAATGTCAATATTATATAACATTATAAGAGGTTACTCAACCTTAAATCTGGCTAATTACAATTTAGTTTTAGATAAATGTGGACAGCTTAAAAGAAACAGTGTAGTTTCGTGGGGATCCTCAAAAGCAATAGCATCATAGGCTGCAACTCTATTATCTTCCAGTTTTGTAAGTGATCCTATCCAGTATCGACCTTTTAGATTATCTTCAATCCAGGAAAGAATTTCGTGTCGATATAATCCGCCTGTATTACGAGCAGGCATAGGAGTCATATGTGGAGGGAGGCACTCTAATCGCCTCCCTCCAATTACATTAAGTGGATTGATTTTAAATTCTTTCATTAGTGTGAAGGCCCATCGTAATGGCTATATACACCCCACGGAGGAACAATACTAGTAGGACCGTGAATGATAAAGATTGTGTCGCAGTAATCTTCATCACCCCAGCTACCCCACGGATAACCGTCAGTGAACATAATGAACTTTTTAGGAACAATCTGTTCCTCTTTCATATATGTCCAGTTCACATCAAAGTCGGTACCACCGCCGCCTTTAGTATCATAAGAATCGAAGTCCTGGATATTATCCTGTGTAATATCGATAGGATCGTAAACCTCCGTATCGAACGTCCATAACTTTAATTTAAAGTCTTTGAACGAGTCCATAATGCCTTTGATCTCGCTCAAAAAGTCTTTAGCCTGTTTGTCGCTGATCGAACCAGACATATCAATACAAACACAAATGTCAATAGTCTGATCAAAGTTCATACCAGGAAGAATAGCACCAGTATGCCAACCTTTACGAGAAGGACGCATCCATGTATAGTCATTGCGTATAGTGCTTTGAATCTGTTGCTTGAGTAGTTCACGCCAATTGATCTTTGGTTCAGTGAGCTCTGCGATCATACGACGCACACCGGCAGGAATATTACCAGCACCGGCACTCTGTGCGGCACTAATCATAGCCTCCTTAATCTCATCGCGGATCTTTTTAAGTTCTTCCTTAGAGTATTTCACTCGTTTAGAATTACCATCCTTGTCACCCTCGCCACCGTCACCATCTGGATCCATATGCTGATCCAGTAATTCTCCTAATTGGTTAAGAGCCTCTTCGTCATACTTCTCAAAGATCTCGTCGTAGATTTCTTCAGCACTCTTACCACGATATTTGTTATCCTGGAAGATCTTAATCTGTGAAACCTTCTCACCGATTTTATCATCAACAAGGATCTGATTGATTGCATAGTCGCAAGCAATATTCCAAATCTGTGGATTACGATTACCTCGGCGAAACATATGCTCAAAGACATTATGTAGTACCTCGTGACAGAAAACAAATTCTGCCTGTTTTGGGCTTAGTGTATCAATAAATTCTGGATCGTAATAAAAGTAACGACCATCTGTTGCACAAGTCTTAACAAAATGATCACCTTCGCATTTTACCATACGCAAGCGTGTTGCCATATTACCGAAAAAGGAATGACGAAGAAGCAAACCTACACGAGCTGTAATAAGTTTTTCCTCAATTTTACGATGGTCAACTTTGGATTTTGGCTTATCAGTAACTTCTGTAGACATTCGACATCTCCGTGTTATACAAGTATAATAGCATCTTGTTAGAACTTGTCAACTGGTAAACTCATCATAGTGTCTGATCCTTTTTGGATTCTTTCCGAAAGGAATTTAGTTTCGGGTAGAATACGTTCCATAAAATATCTTTCTAAAACAAGTTTATCTTTGTCTTGTGTATTAGTAGTAATTTTAATCCAAGAAACACCTAGCATAAACAGTCCGAAAATTTTTAAATAGTCATATGCGGCACTTCCTGCATTATTTGGATTAGCGATTGCTTTGGACATTAACCATTTAAATGCCTTGCCGCCGTCTCTTCCAGCTTCACGGACAGTAGCAGCCCAAGGATGTCCATTCTTTTCCGCCTCGTTCAAAAAGTCTCGAAGTTCAAAAAAGTAATTTCTAATACCTCGTCCCATATCTTTTGGAAGTTTTCTAGTAACTAAATCTAACGCCTGGATACCATTTGTTCCCTCATAGATTTGAGCGATACGAGCATCGCGAACAATCTGTTCCATACCCCATTCTTTGATATATCCATGCCCACCGAAAACTTGTTGAGCCTTAACAGCATGTTCGAAACCGTTGTCAGTTAACATAGCTTTAAGAACAGGAGTTAGAATTCCAAGTTTATCTTGTGCAGATTGTGATTTATCGTCAACAAGTAAAGCAGCCTCGTATACTAGGAGACGAGATGGTAATGTAACAGACTTAATGTCTAATAACATACGACGAACATCGGGATGGTTGATGATAGCAACACTACCATCTTTGGGATTGGTAAGTTTTGGACTTTGAACACGATCTTTCGCATACTGTAAAGCATTTTGATATGCTAACTCTGATTGTGACAAACCTTGAACAGCAACACCAAGTCTTGCTTCGTTCATCATAATAAACATTGCCTGAAGACCTTTATTTTCTTCTCCAAGCAAAAATCCAGTAGCACCATCGAAATTCATAACACATGTTGATGACCCGTGAATGCCCATCTTTTTTTCAATTGATCCACAAGAAACTTTGTTTCGACTAAAGTCTACTAAAGTTTTGGGAACAATAAAAAGACTAATTCCTTTAACGCCATCAGGAGCTCCTTCAGTACGAGCAAGAACAAGATGAACGATATTATCGCTGAGATCGTGCTCACCACATGAAATGAATATCTTTTGACCTGTGATCTCATATGATCCATTTCCTTTATTAACGGCTTTTGTTTTCAACATACCGAGATCAGTTCCGCAATGCGGTTCTGTTAAATTCATAGTTCCAGTCCATTCACCTGTAACCATACGAGGTATAAAATGTTGTTTATAAGGATCACTTGCTACTTCTAATAGAGCTTGAATTGCTCCACGAGTAAGTCCGGGATATAAACTAAATGCCATATTAGCAGATGAAATAAATTCGTTAACAACTGTTGCAAGAATATATGGCTGTCCTTGCCCACCGTATTGTTCAGGAACATTAAGTCCTATCCAACCACCTTCGGTAAATTGTTTCCAGGGGTTATGGAACTCTTCAGGTACATGAACATTATTAATTTCTGGTTGATCAGCAGTAGCAGCATGATAATGATGATGACATCCGATATCGCCTGATTGATTAGTAGGAGCAATAACTTCTTCAGCAAGTTTAGCAGCCTCTTGAATGATAGGCTCTGCTAATTCGTTTTCAACTTTAAGAACATTGTTTAATAGAAACAGTGCTTCATCAACTGGTGCTTTATATGTGAGCATAGAAATCTCCTAATAGACAAATGTATATAGCATTAAGGGGGGCCTTTCGACTCCCCTTAACGCAGCCAACATCACTGGTTCGCAGCGATAACATATTTGCCAAAGCGATCGTGGAACTCGTCGAAGTTCTTCATCTTGCTAGGATCCAGCGGCAAATCGTAGTTAGTAAGAGCAATTTTAGCACCCATAACTACAAGTTCAGTTTCAAAATTATCCATCATAAAGCGGAAGAAGTTATCAGCATACTCGTCAAACTTCTTATCCTTTTTTGCAGCAACATCCTTGAGTTCGTAGCACAACGAAACAGTTAGCGAATACATTGCGGAGATCTCTTTAACCTTGAGCTCCTTAACCTTGCCATGCAAGATGTCAGTTGGATTAGGCATACGACCAGCAACCTTGCGGTGTGCCATAAACTTAACTGCGGTACCTTCACCAACTGCACCTGAAACAAGATCAGCAATAGTGCTATCAGTAATGTCGTCGTCTAACAGTTCGCTAACAAACTGCCACGAACGCGGTGTAGCAAACGAACGGCTTGCGGTCTTCGGATCAAAATCATACAAGTCCTGTTTGGCAAATGAAAGATAACCAACAACATCCTTATGGATCTTGTTGTCAACTGCCCACGACAACCAATCTTCAAAGTCGACACGGAGTTCCAAGTGAACAAAGCGGTTAGAAAGTGGAGCAGGCATACGATACGTAACGCCCTTATCAGCTTCGCGGTTACCAGCTGCAACTACGAGAACATTGTCCGGAAGTTTGTAAGTACCAACGCGGCGGTTAAGAATAAGCTGATAAGCCGCAGCCTGAACAGCCGGCGGAGCAGAGTTCATCTCGTCCAAGAACAAGATAATATTCTTAAACTGTTTTGCAAATTCTTCAGTAGGCAATTCTACCGGAGGTGCCCACGACATAGTATTGTCGTTGGAATTATAATATGGAATACCTTTAATATCAGTTGGTTCCCAAAGTGAAAGTCGCACATCGATAACGTAGGCTTCTAATTCATGTCCGAGCTGGTGAATACCGTCGGATTTACCAATGCCTGGGGGACCCCAGATAAAAATTGGACGACGCTTTGCAAAAGCATGACGAAGTGCGCTTTTAGCGCCGTTGATGGAAACTGTGCGAACACCTAGATCAGACATATGTTGGCTCCTTTGTACTGTCTATAATGTATAATAGCATATATAGATCTTACGTCAACACCTATATATCTGTAAACGAGCCGTTTTTTTTATTCCGAAGTTCTCTTATCTTTTTTCTAGCTTCGTCTAAATCGGACTCTCTTTTCTTTTTGAAATCTTGTTGTTTCTTTTGATTTAATTCTTTAATTGCTCTTTTAGACAGCCATGAACCGTCGTGACCTTTAGTCCAGTTATTGATTTTCATATTCGGACGATGATCCCAAGCCGTGCCTAAAGTATTACGCATATGATTTTCATCTGTGGATTTCCAAAAAGTATTTTTAATTGGTCCGCTAGATTTCTCTAATATCTCTTTTGGATTATCTTCTAATTCTTTAATTCTTTTTTCAAGAGATTCTACTGATTTTTTCCAGTAAGGTCCTCTTTTACCTTTTTTGATGTTTTTGAGTAGTTCTTTAAGTTCATTTATGTTATTCATTTTTCCAATTCTCTTTGCCTTGTAAGTGCCTTAGCTATTCCATATTTTCGAACATCCCCAGAAAAGAGCATAAGTTCTGCTGCCTTTTTTTCTTTAAAGACATAGATTTCTTTTTTATTGTAGTAATTTGGACAGTCTAAAAATTTATCTAAAAATAAAACAACTTGTGTAGTAATTTGGAAATCTTTTGGAAAAGGAATTCGATATGATTGAAGTTTAATTTTAATTGTAAGAAATTCAAAACCTTCATCAGTTAGAGTAAGACTGCTATCTAATTTTTCTCGGGGATTTCGAAACCATTTTTTAATATATTGACGTACAGACTCGTCATCTGCAGGAAGTTCTGCTTGTTTTAAAAATATTTTAGTATAGAGTTCTTTTAATCCTGACATTCCACGGTTTCACCCTGTGTGAGTTTGACCACTGTAAAGTCCTCACACTTAAACATGGTATTTAACTTTTTTGCCAAATTGTGAGCATGTCCCGGATTTGAGAAGGAGGTCTTCTTATATTTTGGACCTGGATAGTTTGATACAAGAGAGCTGCTTTTTAAATTAAAAGGCTGATTTTTGAAGAAGACAGCCCAAATAGCTTCTGCATCTAGAATTTGTTCTACTTTATATGTCTTTTTATTAGTATATTCTAATATTACAGTAGGTTTTGGACGGCTCATATCATACTTCCTTGTATGATATTTATCGCTTTTCCTCAAAGCTCCCTCCGTCCATAACTATGTTTATAACCTCGTTTTTTTCTTGATTAATACGATTTTGATCTTTTTCTAATATACGCAAAGAAACAATACTGAGATTATGAATCACATTTTCAAGTTCGCTAATAGGAAATTTTATTTCTTTTTGACCACTTTTTGAAGCAAGACGTACCTTTTTAATGAACTCTTCAATAACAGCAATATTTAATTTATCTGTTGACATTACTTAATACCTGTCTTAATTCTAATTCAGTCTTAAAGGGTCCTTTATGATCGTATCTTTGTATAGTGATCAATTTTGGACAGAAGCTTCTAACCCAACCCTTGTCAAAACGTATAGCATAATACCCAGCACAATATACACTCTTGCTTGCATCGCTTTTGGTGAAAAGAGGTAATTTACGCTTAATATCATACATTGGGTTGTGTGGGATACAATTTGTCGGATATCCATATATTTCGTTTGATTTTGATTGTGACTTTGTATTTGCGGAAATAAAAAAGTTTTTACCAAATTGGTTTTCCAAAGTTTTAATATCTTTGAAAACCGCCTTTTGTTTATTTGAAACAAGAACAAATTTATTCGATTCATCTCTTTGTAAAGTTCCAACACGATTTACTCCATCTTCTACTATCCAAAATTTACCATCGATAACTGGTTTAGCCTTCATTTCCATAATGTTACTCCGGATATTTTGCATTTAATGGTTCTGCGTAAGATTGAGCTTGTTCTGAAACTTTAACAAGATCAAATAATCCACAAAACTTTAATAATCTCATCCCCACCTGTTCAACATTTTTCGGACAACTATTCTGTCTAATAGTGTCATTGATAAATTCTTTGACTTCAAGTGGTTGAGCCTTAAGATCAATAAGTTGTTTATTACGTTCATAATCATCAAGTACACGATGTTCTGCACCTTCGTGATCAACCCAACGCTGTAACATAAGGTTGTTCCATGCAAAACCTTTGCTTCTACGATCCTCGAAAGCTTCTTGAAGTTTGTTCTTACGAACTTTTGGATAGGCACTAAACACGTTATCAGTAGGGTCACCACGCATACACTTTTCAAAAAGAAGCCATTCTGGATTAACTGCTCCTTTAGGCTCTTTAGTCTTATTATCAATGACCGGTTTTCCTTTAAGAGTAAAGGTTCCTTTGTGTGTAATGATATGTTCATTGACACCATGATATTGTTTAACATTTGGAGCAATAAGCTGAACAAAATCAGAATCAGTAGAAATAATAATATGATTGTCGTTAGGATGAGAGTCAATCCATCCAGCAATAAGATCATCAGCCTCGAGCTGTGGGTGCTGAAGAACAGTACAATTTGTTTTTTCTGTAATAAATTCTTTAAACTTATCAAATGTTTCCCAAAAGAGTTTGTCCTCTTCCGCCTCCTTTTCGTTTAGAGCGGCACGAGCCTCTGTGCGATTTCGCTTATAAGGAGGATAAAAGTCTTTACGCCAAGAACGCCCCTCCAAACAAAATACCACATGAGATCCGTTAAAGTCTTGCCATGCCTTTTTAATACTTGCCAATGTAACATGTAATGCCATTCCTATTTTAATATCCGCATCACCACGAACGACATGCCGGGCACGAAAGAATGTATTAGCTGTATCTACAATAATGTAGTTCACGTGATTCTTACCACCTTGTTCATTTGATCCTCGGCTAATACGTTCTGACATAAGTTCTTGAACCATTTGTCTACCATCTCCTCATCAGTTTCCCCAGTATAACCTGCTTTTCGTAATTCGTCAATGAAGAAACTATTCCAATCTAATTCAAAGTATCCATTATTTGGATCTTTTGGGTCGAAGTGTGTTTCAAGAACATTTATATAAGGTTCTTTATTTTTTGTTGCTTTTTCTTTTTCTGATAGTCTTGGTTTTCTAACTTTTGGTTGTTCTTCGATTTTTGGTTCTTCTTTAGATCCAGTAATCCAATTCCAAATTCCCATTATGTCCCCCACTCGTTCTTATAAAGCGGAACTTGTATGCGTGGGCTGAATCTATATCCAATATCACGAGCATAATCCGCAACTTGTCTTTCATTCATTTCATAAATTGAATTAGTACCACCAACTGGCATTAAGTAAACAGGAATATTAATACCTGCTTCTTTATATTTGCTTAATGCTATTTGAGCATCTAATGCATCTTGTTCATTAGCAATAACAAACTTGAAATAACTCCTTTGCCTTGGTAGAGTAAGATATTCTTTAATTATTTCTGGTTTAATTGCGTCTTCCATAGATTCACCACTGCAAGGCAGTTTAGCACTAATACTAAAGGTAACTTCAAGATTAAATCCTTCTGCAAGTCTACGTAAATAGTTTTTAAGTTCTGTATCTAACGGTTGAGTACCGTTAGTTTCAAATGTGAGATATTTTAGTTTCATTTCGCGATTGTAAATTTCAGTAAGCAATTCTGGATAGGCCTTTTGCCAACCTAACAAAGGCTCACCGCCTGTAATAATTAAATGCTTTTCTCCAAACAGTCTATCTGGAAGTAATGCTTGGAAACGATCTACTATGTCCTTGATTTCCATAAACGGAGACAAGTGTTTAAATCGCACATCCCAAGATGCATAACTATCGCAGCCTGTAGAAACTAAAGGTAAGTCTCTATAATCGGCATACTTTAATGCTTCTTTAGCGATTTCATCGCGTTCGGTTGATACTTGACCACGTGGCATACCAAAGCCTCCGCAAGTAAAGTTACAGCCAAATGTTCTTAAAAATATAGATGGAACGCCTACATACTGGCCTTCGCCTTGT